TTAATTCTTGATTGACCGATTGGGTTAATGCATTTGGTTGAGCAGTTTGCACTGGCTTTAAATGCTGCACAACTGGCTGGGTTAATGTCGATGTTTTTATCGTCGGCAGTGGCTCAAGGTCAACGCGGCCTTGGTATCGCGCCTCGCCGTTGGCTTCAGGTAACTTTGGTTCATCGATGCGACTTAACTCTTGGTTGACCGATTGTGTTAGTGCATTTGGTTGAACGGTTTGCACTGGCTCTAAATGCTGCACAACTGGCTGGGTTAATGTCGATGTGTTTACCGTCGGCAGAGGTTCAAGTTCAACGCGGCCTTGGTATCGCGCCTCGCCGTTGACTTCAGGCAACGTCGGCGCATCGTTGTGCTTTAACTCTTGATTGACCGATTGTGTTAGTGCATTTGGTTGAACGGTTTGCACTGGCTCTAAATGCTGCACAACTGGTTGGGTTAACGTCGATGTGTTTACCATCGGCAGTGGCTCAAGATCAATGTGGCCTTGGTATCGCGCCTCGCCGTTGACTTCAGGCAACGTCGGTGCATCAACGCGGGTTAATTCTTGATTGACCGATTGTGTTAATACTGGTTGCTTGGTATTCGGTGACTCAGCAATATCTGCTAACGCAGGCGTCACAGCCAACGTGCTTGCCAGTGCAACAGGTTTAACTAAATCGATTACGGATTTGTTTGGTTCTGAACTTTCATCATCACCAAACCCTAACCAACTGCCTAAACCGCCAATCGCATCACCAAGTTTACCTATACTTGATAGCGTTTTATCAATAAACCACATTGCGCCCCGAAAAGGTGCTGTCACTACATTTACCAATCCACCAAATACACTACCAATTGTTTGCCCCGTGCTAGCAAAACTTTCTAACTTTTCACTCGCCAGGTTTACAGGCGTAAATAGACCACCGATCCAACCGATGAGCGAGCCAATCTTATCACCGACCCAGCCAAACAGTTTTCCAACAGGTGCGAGGCTGGTGATCACAGGCTTTATGGATGTTACAAAGCCATCCCATACGCCCCCCATAAATGATGATATCGGTTGCCAGTATTTATAGATGAGGGTTGCACCCGCAGCAATCGCCATGACAGCCCATCCAATGGGGGTTGTCATTAGCGCTACGCCCATAGCTCGGATCCCAACAACAACAGCGGGTAATGTCACTGTACTAAACGCGGTTAACGTAGCGCCTAGGGTACTTATTTTTGTTGCGAATGATGTAGCGCCGGATGCGGCACCAAGTGCCGTGGTACTTGCCGTTGTTGCCGCAACGCTTGCATTAAACCCGTTTAACTTTAATGTATTAAGTGTTGTCGCTATACCCATACTTTTCAGCGCTTTGGTCACATTCAGCGCGCCACCTTGCAAGAACGTCATCGCATAGCCGCCTGCGATTGACCCCACTTTTAATAGTGCTAAGCCCATTGTTAGCCCAACCACTACTTTTGTGGCCGTTGGGAATGTGTGCGCAACAGTAGCAACGGTATTAATCACGCTACCTAAAACACCCAATACCGCATTGAGTGGTGGCAATAAGACTGAACCAACTGTTACACCCAATCGATTTAGTTGGTTTTTAAATAGAGTTAGACTATTGGCTGTTGTTTCCGATCGGGTCTTAAATTCACTTTGCATTGAGCCCGCATACTTACTCTCTTGGCCTATTAAACTAAGCGCCTTTTTATAACCGTCCAGTCCATCGACAAGCTTTGCCATATCATCAGAGTATTCGGCACCAAACAAATCAGCGAGTGTGCCAGTGATATCATCGCTTTGTTTTACGGTCTCCAGAAACGAGAGTAAAGCGCCTTGTGCATCTTGCTCTATCGACGCTTTTAAACCTTCAGCACTTAAGCCCATCGTGCTGAGCGCGTTGCTAAATTTCTTACCTTGCTTGTCTGCTGTTTTTAGTTTGAGTAATAAGGCATTTATGCCTGTTGCTGCAATCTCAGGCGGGGTTTTTAGCTCTAGGAATGTGGCACCTAGTGCGCCAACTTGTTGCCCCGTCAAGCCAAACAGTTTACCCATACTGCCAGCGCGATTTGATATATTCAGCATGTCGCGGGCTGTTGCATCCATGCTATTACTTAAATGATTGTAGGCATCACCAAGTTGTACAACTTCGCCTTGGTTGAGTTTGAAAATAGAGCGCAGCCCCGTCATTGCCGATCCAGCTTCCTTGCCGGACATATCAAACGCCACCCCCATCATGGCTGCGTCTTTGGCAAACGTCAGTAACTCGTTACGAGCAATGCCTGCTTGGCCTGCTGCTGCCACAATATCCCCAAGCCCATCGGCGGCCATCGGAATATGTGTGCTGAGCCTCAAAATATCTTGGCCCATTTGTGCAAAGCCTGCGGGGCTTTCAAAATTAACGACTTTACGAACATCCGCCATCACGGATTCAAATTTAACCGCCGCAGCAATAGGGGTGATCATAGCGCCGCCTAATGCGACGGCATCGAGTGCTTGTGAACGGTAGTGGCCGCGTTTTTCGAGCACAGATTGATGCTGGCGCATCACTGTATTCATTTCGCGGTATTGGGCTTTTAGATGAGTAAGTGTGTCACCTAGCTTAGCCTGTTTCTTTGTCAACTTCCCTGCGCTAACACCGTTTGCATTCATCGCTTTACGGTGTTCATTCAGTGCTCGCTGCGAGCTATGAACCTGCTCAACCTGTTTGTTTAATTGTCTGTTCGTTTGCGCTATTTGGTCTTTTAGCTTTTTGTTGCTTTCTGCATTTTTATTGAGTTCAGAAGTAGCACCTTTCAGTGCAGTTTTAGCTTGTGTAAACTCAGCTTCCGCTTGTTTCACGGCCTGATTTGAAAAAACAATCGCTGAGCGCATTGCTGCTGATTTTTCTTTGGCTTGGCCGTATTCTCGTTTTAACTGCTCAAGTGCTGTTTGCGCATTCTTATAACGCGTTTCTGATTTATCAACCTCTTGGCTGGCTTGCTTTACACTGTGTACAAGTGAGCCGTGCGCTTTTTTAACCTGGTTTAATTCGTGTTGGTACTTCTTCAGTGACTGCTGTGTTTGCTCAACGTTTTCATGCGCACGTTGTAATTTAGTGTTGAGGGTTTTAAATCCTGTGAGTTGGCTTGTTTGACTCTCAACTTTGTTGATTGTGTCGCCGAGCTGATTAAATTGGTTTACACTTTGACCAATGACTGTTTTGAACGAGCCAGCGAGTGCCGCACCAATGACAACTGAAACTGCTAAATCTCTACCTACTGTCATAACTTATGTCCAAACCTATTTGGTTAATTTGCTCAACTTCAAAACGCTGTATGTTTTCAGTGTGAGTATCAGCGCTTTATATTTCTTACTGTCTGTGGGTGTGATGGGGGCCATCATAGGTGCCCCCATTATTGGGTTTGTTTTTGCGCTGGGCTTTGGCTTGCTTATTTTTGCATTGAATATTGTTACTTTGATTCTTGCATTAGCTGTTTCAATGCTTCATTCCACTCCAACAACTCCTCACATGTCATCTGCAAATATGGCTCCATACCACCACCAGTAACATGTGCCAACGTCAACACTAGTTTTCTTGCAGTTGACTCCTTGATGGCAAAAAACCGCTATATGCCTGCTGTAGTTTGAAGTAATCCGCCATGTCCATTTCTTCTAAAAATTCGGGCGTAATTTCACATAAATTAATGAACATCTTGGCCTCTCTTTGTTCGGCAGTTTTTGCCGCATTGAGCTGCTGAACGCGCATCATGTCTTTCACTTTCGGCCTGCGCATATGTAGCGTATTGATCATTTCGCCATTGTGTTCAATTGGGTGATCTAGGGTTATTTCTGTTGTCATCATTATTTACTCTCTGTTGATTTACTTGTCTTTTTGGCTGAAGGTTGCTGTTCAGTTATCTTGCCAGCCGCCAACCAATTCGCCGCTTGGCGTGCTGTCAAACTCAATGGCTCGTCAGCTTCATAAGCTTTGCCTTCACTAACCACGGTTGTAACCGCCCAATAGGTGTGTTTAGGTTTAGTTTTCATGTTAAATCTCCAAAATTGCGCGACGTGCTGCGAGCATGTCTTTACCGCCGATGATTTGTACACTATTCAACAAATCTATCTCTATTAACGTTTCGCCAGCATAAGCAAGTTTGTAATAGGTTAAGTCCGCTTTTAACTTCATTTCGCCTGGTTTGCCACGCTCGAATGACCCCATATCAATTTCAGTCCATCGACCTTGAACCGTGACCTCTAACGGCTTCTCTGACGCTTCATTTTCTGCTTTGTATGCTCCTTTAAAGCGCATCTTTACGCCGTTTATATCTAGCGTGCCATACGTTTTTAAAATTTCAGGGTTGGGTTCAGACAAAGTGAAATCTTCAAGCTGCAATTTGTCTTGACCCATATCCATAGAGATTGGGCCGTCGAGTCCGCCACTTGTATACTCTTCTGTTATACGTGACAGATTTGGCAGTTTCAGTGATGGGCATTTCCCTGCGTAACCAGCCCCGTCAACAAATGCGCTAAAACCTTTTAAAGTGTGTGGTAGTTGGAGTGACATCAGAAAATCTCCTCTAAATATTTGTCGGTCATACGTGAGCGGAATGTAATAGACTCAGCGGGGTACACAGGCGTAAAGTCAAAATCGAAATACGTTTTGCCCTGTGCAATCTGGCTCGGGGTGTTGAGTTCTGGATCGGCCCAGCATGAGCCATTCACAATTGCACCAATTGCTTTTAAATGACGGAGGAATGCGTTAACACCTTCGACCACTTCTTTGAAATAGGTTTCGCCCGATACACCCTTATCAACCGCCCATAGATGTGCTGCCAGTAGTGAGTCGTTAATAATGTCGGCTGTGCGTCCTACACATTCGTAAATCCATTTTGGATCTGCTGAGCAGTTTCGCGGACCCCACACACGATAGCCTTTCTCATTAATGATGGTGCCTACGTGCTCTTTGTTGAGCAGGTTTGCGCGGCTAGCAACATCACCCAGCTCAAAATCAATATTACGCGTGGTGCCGACCATTCCGTTGACCAACTTATTACTGATTGAGTGCCAAAAACCTTGCTCGTTATCCACTTTGGCCCGCACGCCTGCGACTCTAGCACTGTTGGGCTGGCTGATTTCGCCGTTACTCGCCGTGTCCCATACGCGCACCCATGGGTCGCATAAATACAAGCGTTTAGAACCAAACTTGTTACGCAGTGCAATGGCGTCAGTATCAGATGTATCAGGGCCGCTGGCGTAAACCATCGCACGTAATTTGTCAGCAATGCTGACCATCTCAGTGATAACAGCTTCGATGTGATCAAACCCTGGTGCAATCAAAATGCGCGGCTTAACACCCAGCGAGCTTTTAGCCGCACGTAAAGCTTGCAGGCCAGTGTATTGCTGTGTTGCCGCATCAACACCACCAATTACATTGGATTGCGTTTCAGCGGGGCTTGCACCTTCGGGCACACGAACCACTACAACGATTGCGCCGCACTGGTCAAAAATCGCATCGAGTGCCTGGGACAACGTGCCTTTACCATCGTTTGTCATATCAAGTTTGCCCGCTTCCAATCTGCTACCCGCAATTAATGTGGGTGTGTTCAGTGGGAATGCGGTGGCATCCGCATCGGGGGCTGTGCCGACAATGCCAATGACTGAGGTTGATGCTACTTGTATTGGGCGTGGACCATCGTTTAATTCAATGACCTGCACGCCGTGTAAATATTGCGTAGACATAATTTACTGCTCCTGTGCTGCAATCAGCACGTCGGTTACTGCTGTTGAGCGCTGTTTTATCTCAGCAACAACTGCATCCTGACCTTTGTGTTGATATGGAAATTTAACTTTGCCTGTGCCAACTTCTGCGATAACACTGCCCAGCAAAGAGTTAATTGGTTGTGCTGCGTTGCGAACGTCTTCCAAACTCTGTGCTGTGTTGAGTGCTGAGCACAGTTTGGCAACTTCATAAATGAGGATTTGCGCCGCATCTGCGGTCGTGCCTAAAATTGTCGGATAGTCTCCCGCGCTTTCATGGATTGCAGCTCTCATCGTTTCGCGCTGTTCATCGTCTGAGAGAACAATCTGAAATTCTGCATTAGAATTTGGATGTTTATAGGCATCAATGCCCAGGAACTGTGACACAGGGCCATCAAACTCAACCATGCCTGTAGTTGTATTAAGTAGTTTCATATTTATGCCTCTTTGTTGTGGCCGTGGTGTACGATCCACAATCCCTTTATGTGTATAGGCTCATGACCTAGGTTTATGATGCGAATAGTAGACAGTCCTGCTGATAACGTATTTTCTGCATTTTCGGCTAGTGCAATACACTCATCGTAATTTGTTATGCCCCATGCAGATCCTGTAATTTTCAAATTAAGATTTTCAGAATTAAATAACAGTGCTCGCGGCTTGTTGTATTCTGTCTGTTGGCCCTCAATCCACGTAGATGTAGCCCCTAGGCGATTCATCAATACTGCTATTCGTGAATCTGCTAATTGGGATGTATTACCAACAGCAATGTTGGCATAAACAGAAACGTGTCCAGTAAATTGCGTCGGAGAGGGTTTTGCGAACCACGTCATTCTACCTGGCATGTTATTATAAAAATCTGTGTAATGAGTCAGCTCATTAGTTTCTGGTGAGTAGTCTTCTGCTGCTGAAAACTGAAATGTTTCCGCCTCTTCTAGTGTCGCAAATCTCGGTGGTAGCGTAATTGGCGTATTGCTTTGGTCCATCAACGTATCAACTAAACTAAACCCAACATGACGAGTTGATAACCACTGTTCATATTGCGTGTTTGCTGTTGATAGCTGCTGTTGAATGCCTGAAATTTCAGAATTGACGCGGGTATCAACTTCCCCCATTTTTGCTGCCACAGTGCTATTAATCGCACCGAGTTTACTGGTTACTTCATTGGTCAGTGCATCACTTGCTGTGACAAGTTCTGCGTTTGTTTGCTGCAATTGTGCAACGGATTGTTCGACTGTTGGCATTTCTATACTCCTAATGTCATGAGTCTGTCGTTAAGTTTGATTTCTCTTAAATTTGTTTTCAGTTGTGCGGCGGCCATACGAGTTTGTGCGTCGCACATTGCAATAAATTCAGCGCCGTAAAACATGTTGATATCGCCAGTAGTGGTTACATCAATTGCGGATACAGGCACCGCGCTCAGCACCAAGTCAAAACCCTGTATTACAGTTGACAGCGGTGTTTGATAAAACAGCGTGTTGTCGGGGTGTGACCAGGCCGCGAATAGCGTGCCGTCTTCTAGAAAAAAGCCCACTTCACGTACAGGGTATTCACTGGTGCTTTTAAACTCGGCTGTGATATGAATTTGCCCAGGACCTGCGTCGGCCACGCTCACTACTTGCGAGCGGTCACGTTCGTTATGCAATGCTGCTTGGTCACGCGTGGGGGTATAACCCACAGTGCCTACAGCAATGTGCGAAATGTTGATATGAATGCCCGAGTCTTTGGCATTCGCGGCGGCATTGATACCAGCCTGTGTGATTATCGGGGTGTAGTCGCTCATTGGCATACCATCCTATTCTGTTGAAAACAAATTGTGTTTAGGCTCGCAGCAATGCAGTGTGAGCTGTTCGATAATGTGTTGTCTGGTGAACCTGAAAATTGTGCGTGTGCATTGGCTACAGCACTCAGAGCGGACTGAATAACGTGGCCGCTGGTGTGCAGCGAATTATCAGGTGCGCCAGTCAATTCGGCTCGACTATTGGCAATGTTGCTGTGTGCTGACTGAATAACATGGCCGCTGGTGTGTAGTGTGTTATCTGGCGCGCCAGTTAACTCGGCTCGACTATTGGCAATGTTGCTGTGTGCTGATTGAATAACGTGGCCGCTGGTGTGCAATGCGTTATCAGGTGCGCCAGTTAACTCGGCTCGGCTATTGGCAATGTTGCTGTGTGCGGACTGAATAACATGACCGCTGGTGTGCAACGCATTATCAGGTGCACCAGTTAACTCGGCTCGACTATTCGCAATGTTGCTCGTTGCTGATTGAACAACATGGCTACTGGTGTGCAATGTGTTATCAGGCCCGCCCGCAAAACCCATGCGTTGTACATTGCAGCTCGTCGTTGCCGAGGCAATAGACATTGGCTGATCCATTTGCACACCCACATTAAAATCTATGTGGCTACGGGTCGGCTTCATCGTCGCAACAATACGCCATAGCTGAGCCTGGAGTTCTGGTGTTAGTAACGAGTCACCCGTTTGATTTAGATTGTTACGCACCAGGGCAATCAATTTTGCAGTGTGCGGTACACCGCCGTGTTGCCACCATTCACTCAGCTCAATATGGGCATTAAGTGCAGCCAATGCGCTTTTAACTGCACCCGCTGTGCCTTTAATTCGATGCGTTGGAATGCTCTGGGCAATCACACGGCGTTTAATAGCTTCAGGCCATGTGCTGTCCCATTCGTCCACGCTGAGTGCATGGGCGAGCCACGGCAGTAAATGCTCTGGGCAACGCTCCGCTGACCATAAATCGCCAATTCTTACGGGCACGTCATTTACCCGGGCACTGGACTGCTCTAACGCTTTTTCGTTTTTACTGCTGGTGCGCGGTAGTAATTGCTCAGACATTACGGCCTCCAACTAATACAGCGATGTTTGTGCAATACGCGGCTTGATGACCGAGCATCACCAAATCTGTTGTTGGTGAGTGCAATTCAACCCGTTGTACACCTGGCAAATGCAGTGCTGCATACAGCCCTGACAGCGTTATATCTCGGCCAAGCTTATGATTTTCATTCACCCAGTTTTGCGCACTTTCTTGGGCTTGTATGCGCACACTCTCAGCATCGGGGCCAGGATATAAATGTAACGTCGCGCTTAGCGCATATTCAGTAATGTCGGTGGCACGTAGTCGAACGTGATCTGTAAGTGGGCGCACATCATCTGCGCTGAGTTCGGCCATAACTGCGGCGTTTAGCTCGGTGCTTGGTGCGCCAACACCTTCAGTTGATAACACTGTAATCGCCACATCACCTGGTTGTGGGTCGCTCAATCCCGCGTCATACGTGCATTGCAATATGGTAGTCCCTGCAGGGAGTTGGGTTTGCTGTTCTTCAGTCAGTTGTGCAACGGTAAATTGCGGGGCGTCAACGGCCACATCTTTAACTTGTGGGCTGGCTTTAAGCGCATGAAATACATAACCGCCGACGGGGCCTGCGGTGCTAAACCCTTCGAGTGCCAGTTGAATACGTTCGCGGTAACGCTCGTTGGTTTCAAACGTCGGTGGAATGGGTGGGTTAGCATCAGCGTCACCCGCATCAATGAGCTGGCGTTCTACACCAAAACGCGCCCCCAAATAATCCAGCTCCACGTCGGTGGCTTTAGCCAGTAGCACCGCTTCAGCCCCTTCGTTTACACGCTGGCGCACCATCAGCTCTCGATACGCAAATACTTCAATGAGTTTAACGGCAGGTTCACTTGCCAGATTAATTTCAGCGTCTGCATAGCGAGCTTTATACTCGTTCAACATCTCGTTTTTTATCTGCTCAAACGAGAGTGGCTCAATGATGTTTGGCGGTGGTAATTTGTCTAAATCAATCGCTGAAAAATTGGTAATACTCATACAATCAGCCCCTCTAACATCAGTGGTTTTCCGTCAACTAAATACATACCTTCTAAATCAATCATCGTTTGGCCTTTGCCATGACTCGCCACTTTTACGCGCGTGAGTTTGTAGCGCGGCTCCCATTGTCTAAGTGCGCCAGCAACGGCGGCGTATATCTCAACGAGTGTTTGATTGTTGCTTGGCGCATCCACTAACCGTGGTAGCTTTGAGCCATAGCTTGGGCGCATCACACGGCTACCCAGCGGCGTTGTGAGAATGTCGCGAATACTTTGTTTTAAATGGTCTTTGGCACTAATTACATGGCCTGTGTTTGCATTCATCATTCGGGCGCTCCTGTCTTACCTGGTCCTGCGGTAATGCCTGCATGTAAGTGTTTTTGGGCTGATATACCGTCGGATGTCATATCACCACCGGTTTGAGTCACTGGGCTTTCGATATTTGTTTGGCTGGCTTTCACATTAAAGTTGCCGCCAGCTTCAATGTTAAAATCACCGGCGCTGGTAATACTCGTTGAGCCATCCACAGTCGCAACCACATCACCCACAACATGGGCAGTGACATTGCCCGCAATATTAATGGTCACGTCTTTAGCGCAGTTCACATCGAATACGCTGTTTTCACTGTCGTACTGAATGTGCGTACCATCGTTAAAAGTGAGCACGTCCATGTGCTCGCTGATACTTGGGGAATGAAACTCGGTTGTGTACAACAATTGAATAATCACTGCCTGTGTCGGCTCACCTGCGGGGCAAGCAATCAAGCATTGAATACCTGGCTTGAGCGGACGCCAACGAATGAAATTACGGCCAAGCTCAGCAGGCCATGGCAGCCAGCCCGTGACCAGCTCGCCCACTTTTACACGCACTTTTTGTGTGTCATGGTCCACTTCTTCAATCGTGCCCAGCATCAGCATGTTGGCAAATCGGCGCATCAATTCTGCTACTTCAAAACTCATGGCGACACCTGCGTATAGTCTTGCTCATGCTCCGCACCGACTTCGGGTGTGATGCCCACATATAAATCAGTTGGTACTGGCTCGGCTGGTGCTTGGGGTTCAACATGGCGCACTAATTGACGCCAGCGCACCACCCATAGTGACGTTGCGTGTCGGCCAGTTGCGGTGGTAAACAGGTTTTTAGCGGCAATGTCTGAGGCCCTATGTGCCAGCTCGTAACCAAAGCCCTCGTTCTCGATGAGTTGAGTGATACCGTCCACAAAATTTACCGCGTCGTCTAATTGCTGGTCGGCGTTACCCCCCGTAATGATGTAAATCATAGGAATTACAGCGCGGTCGTAGCCCTCGTGAATGTACTCTGGCGGTTCAACATACCCGAGCGTAACCAACATACTCGGAGTAGCTGTGCCAATGCGCTCCAGCTCAGCGCTATTTACAGTACCTGGGTGCAGCTCACACTCGCGTAAATCTGGAAATGTTGAGTCGAGCTTGTCGCGGACTGCGCGCAAATATTTAGATAAACTCATATCCAACCGCCTGTTTTATCGCGCCCAAACACTGAGCCTGCCGAATGCATTTCGGCCAAGTCCAAGGCTTGAGGTGCAGGCTCGCTGGTTTCTAATCCTAAACTCAGTTCACCTTTGCTGATTTTGCTCAGTAACTGCATCGCTGACTTTTTATCATCAGTCACACGCTCCGCTGGGCGTTGGTCTATGTCTGCACGCACAATGTTGACAGCAATGCGTTTTAAAATGCCTGGCACTGTTGGCAGCGGCAGTGGATAGCGCATGGCAACATGTGCATCAATCACTTCGTTAACGCTGTCTATTGCAGTCGTTAAACGGCTTTCGTTTATCGTCTGTTCGCCACGTTCTGCGGTGAGCGCAACTAACTCAGGCTCACCAAACCGTGCTATCAAATCATCGCGCGTGCAGTACATGATCAACCCACCTTAACTACGTTTTCTTGATACCACGTCCAAGCAGCATCCCGTTGTTCAGCCGTCGGGGTTTGCTCTCCATCAACGCCCTCAACGGTGAATGTCAGTTCATCGCATTTTGGTTTTTTGGTTAATGGTGATTTATCGTTTAGTAGATGGATTGACGCGATAATGTGCTCCAATCCCTCAGGCGCACCTGAACAATCCAGAATCAAATCATCACCCACACTTTGTGTGTCCACACTGGCCCCTTGGCTAGCAAGCTCAACTGGCGAATTTTCCGTGACGCGAAGGTGGGGATCAGCGTGTAATATCGCCAGCGCACCTTCCGTAAGTTGCTCCGGTGATAATTCGGTTTTACCCGACTCAAACTTAAAACCAGCTCTGTGATAGTGTTGCTGACGCGGATTATGTACCGTGATAGACGGCAAACGAGTTTCCATAACATGCTCCTACCTTTTTAAAAGTGGGGCTAAGCCCCATGTATTTGGGCTTAGTCCAACCACTCAGAAGCGAGTACTTCAACTTGGTTGTAATTGGTGTTACTTGCACCACCTTCTTTTTGCATCGCCTTAATTAACTGATTGGCTGCGGCTAAATGCTCTGCTCCCACAACTAATAGGCTGGGCTTAATACCTAGTGGGCGGCCTTTATCACTTTTGAGTTGCATCATGCGTTTAAAAGCAGCGTTAAAGTTATCTGCGGTCAGTTCAGCTTTAGACATAAATGCCTGTTGCCAGAATCCGTAACCAGCATTCACACGGGCGTCGACGCCATACAAATATTCGTCGGCCATAAATACGCGGTCAGACGTGCCATCATCTGTTTTTGCTGTGAGTTTGTAATCTCGGCGTTTTTGGAAAATAAGTGGCTTGAGTGGACGTCTTGCGTCCAGCAAGTACCAAGGAACCCCAGCGCCATCTTGCATATTGGAGACAAGTTTCATGCTTTGACCTTCGCCCATCGGGTGCTCAGGATCAAAATAGGGTTGGCCGTCATAGCATAAGTTTTGTGTTCCTTTAGCTAAGCAGTCATAAACTAACTCATCAGGGTGTGATGCAGCCGCATAGCCCATATCTTCAAACTTCTTGAACACGCCACCCAATGTATTGTCTTCGATGTAGTCTTTTAGAATGCCTTCTGTCGCTTCGAACTTTCTATTTTTAAGCGAGTAGCCATGCAGGGCCATCTTGTTCACTTCACGATCGCCAATCCATTCGCGCAACCTAGAGAACTCGCCCATCCACGCGTAATCTTCGGTCGCTGTCGTTGACGACACTTCAGTGGCAATTTGTGCCCAGGTGGGTGTGTAAGTAGTTCGACCTTGCTGGAATGCCGTTTGTACGCCTGTATAAATTGAACGAACGACGTCTGCTGTAATGTCCATGTTAAACTCCTAAATTAACCCAAACGCCTCGACTATCCACTTCGGTGATAGTCCCAGCCGTTGAGCGGGTATTGGTTGCTGAATCAATAGAAAGGTTGCTGGTTGCATCAACAAAAAATGCGGTTTGTGTCACATGGGCTTCATTAATATCGCCACTATTTGGGAACAAGTGCTCGCCAATTTCAACCGAGCCACGAATAGCCTTATCAACGCCTTGGCTGTTATCCACGGTTTCGCGCATAACGCCAGCGCATATGCCAACGGCACCAACTGAAACCAATAATCCACTGCTCAAAATTGCAGGCTTGTTTGCGATGAGTTTTTCACCGCCTGCCAATGGGTAGCCACGGAAGCGACCATCACGAGTTGCTATTGCGCTCATTACTGCGCTCCTTTTTGTTTTTTGAATGCGTCAACATCAAGGCCAGACGCTTTGAGCACGGCCAAATCAGCACTGTCTAGTTCATCATTACCTTGGCCTTTCGGCGGCGTTTGAGTCGTTGTAGTTTGCTGGCTCTTTAATGCTGCAATCGGTGTGCGTGCATCTAGCTGAGTCTTCAAAACTGCTGAACCTTGTTGCTCGCCAAGCTGTTTAAAGTAGTTGCTTTCAGCGTTTGAAATTCGCCCTTCTTCACGAGCCGTTTCAATTTGTTGTTCAATAGATAGCGTGCTGTTTTCAGTACGCAGGACGGCGGTTTCACTCGCTAATGCGTCATAGTCCGCACGCGGCACCCACTTGGTTAAGTCAACTTGATTGTTGCCGCCTGCGGCTTTTAATGCCGCAACTTGGTTGTTGGCATCACTTAGCTGAGTCGTCAAAGTCGCTGTTTCTTCAGCCTTAGCTTGCATTGCCTTAAGTGCTGTTGTTGCGGTAGTAAATTGCTCAGCTGTTGGCTCTTGGCCTTCGGCCACAGTTACGCCAAGCAACGCGAGCAGTTGCATCGCTTCATTCATGGGTTTTTCTCCAGTTGTTTCAGTTTTGAGTGCCACCACGTTTTCCATCCCGTCAAGCGCTGGGTCGTTGGTTAATGCGAAGTGGCGAAATTGAATGGGTCGGCCGTCTGGACCGTAATCAAAAACGGGGCTAATAAAACGGTACTCGTCATCACGTAACGCGGCTGTTGCTTTGGTGGTCCATTTAACGTTGAGTGCAAACACGCCTTGACCTGGCACATACTCAAACGCGCTTGGCTTAACCCAACCCGACGCGGGAGCTGGCTGGCCGTTCTGCTCGCTAAATATGGTTTGATGTTCGTAATCAAAGTGCAGGTCGTTTTGGCGCGTGTCTAACCGTTGTTTAAGCATGGCCCACGCAGTTTGGTCCATCAGCCATGCTTTGTGTTCAGTATCTGCGGGGCGTCCGTCGCCAGCACTAAACAAGCCATCAGGCACAACTTGCACACGCGGGCTTACGCCGTGTTCGTCAATCTCAATGCCAGAGATTTTACAAACTGCCATACGAGCGCCATCCATAGCGCGGGCGCACTTCACTTGCTGTTTGACGACAGGTTTGTTTTTGTGGTTATGCATTGCTGACACCATAATTTCGTTGATGGGGTCAGTATCTGATTTAGCGCGGGGAATGTATTTTAACCTGGGTTAAAAAATTCATGGGGTTCTTCAGTTATCACTTTTTGTGTGAGACATTGCCCATAGACGTCAGCGTTCATACGTTGTAATCTGGTTTCTCACAGTTCCCCATGGGAGCTTTTTTCGTATTTGACAGTAGGTCAAATGTGTCCTTGACTATAAGTGGGTAAGCGGTAAAATCCCGCACTCGAAAAAATGATAGGAGGGAGTATGAGTGGATTAGCAGAGTCTATTTCAAACTTTTTCACTCCTGGTTTAGCTCAAAGCAGGACAGCCCAAATAAAAGTTGTGGCTAAAAAAGATGGAACATTTGTCGTTCCATTGCAGTCATTGCATGACAGCGAACAAGTGAAAAATCAAATTGCTTACTTAAAAGCAGAGAAGGAGGGAGCGTAAAGCTCCCTTTTTTTTAATCTCGAAGAAAAAGGATCTTCATGATAAAGCCCACCGTTATATTAGTTCTTGTATTTACTATTCTTGGATATATTTTCTGCCATCATTATCATGGCACGCGCTCTACATTCAGAAAAACGACAGGGTATCACACGTTCATTTTATCTTCGGGGTGTGGAATTGGGTTGTGGTTGTTATCGATGCTTTTATTTAATTTTATTAGCTTTCTCTTCACTCTGACGCCATGGGAAAATGGCGTGTTTGCGCCTGTTTTACTTAGTATGTTAAAAGCTTCTTTTCCAAATTTGTATTTTCCTTTGTATTTTGTTCACTGTATTGAAATCACATTCATTGCTCTGTGTATAGCCATAATAGGTCCTAGGTTCGTATTGCTCATGGTGACAAGGTTAGGAAATTCAACTACTGAAGAGATAAGGAATGCGGTGTATTATGGGCTGGCGAGTACGGACCATACACCTGAGTTTACGGGGATTTTGCATCAAAGCATTGTTTATGGTTTACCAATTGCTTTCACTCTATCAAATCGAAAAGTCTATATAGGCTACCCAATAGAGCTGGCCCCCCATATGAACGACATCATGGTATTACCACTGAGAAGTGGATATCGGTGTGAAAAAGAACTGCGATTAGAACTTGTGACTGATTATGTGCCGGTATGGTCTGACATAGAGGATGGCAACAAAGAAAACGTAGATCGAACCGTAGATTTAGCCAAGTTTCTTATTAACATACCTCTTCGGGAGCTTGTTCACGCAAATTTACATGACTTCCAGTATAAGAAAAACTTTGAAAAATATGAGCGCCCTCGGACCTCAGAATATACACCTCAAAATACTTATACACTTGAAACACGGTAGTAACGTAAAGAGTAAAGAGGAGAAATAGCGCTCCTTTTTACTTAATTTTATATCCAAATAAAAAACCGAGTGACATAGAAACAAAGTTCACAAACAAGGTAATTGTGTGAATTGCCGTGCTTCTTGTTAAGTCTTGAAAATATAAAAGCCCGGCAATAGATGACAAGCTAAATAATAAGATCAAAAAAACGACTGCGATTTTTGCGTTATCACCGACACCAATTACTTTACTGATAATTCCTACTTTCATTCTTTAGCTCCACCTACACATTACAAATATAATAAATTGAATAACAAGTTCACTCTTTGTTCAAAACCAACGCTGCACTAATACTTAGAAACGTTCCGAAACGGGTTTAACGCCATTATCTCTGCTTGAGTCACACCATCACAGCTATAAATGCGGTGAGTGCGTTCTAGTGGCGCACAGCGGACATTAAAAAATCATCGGCGAGTTGCATAATCTCGTCCTCATCGTCATTACTCACACCCACAAATGGGCGGGCTTCTACTGCTGCTGGACCTGGTGCCATGTCATCTGTGCCACCCCATTGCATGAGTGCGGCTTGTACTCGATTAGAACCAAACTCCATGGCATCACTGCCAGCGTCATACGCGAGAGTGTCACGTAAAAAATCATTCTCACGTAAAATGCTATTACGGTTTTTTGTCTTACGTTTTTTGGTGGACTCTTTCAGCGGCTCCCATGGCGTGCCATCGGGTGCTTGCTCTTTAGCAAAACGTTCAGCGGTGGATAGCTGCATGTATTCGCCAATGTCGCGGTGCAGCGCGGTACGGTCTTGCACGCTATCAACTAGCTCGTTGAGTTCGCGGGCTATCTGTTTACTGTCAAAATTAATATTGAGTTTAACGCCGCTCATTGTTCGCTCCGTAGTTGCGTTAGTCGCTCACTCGGTTTGATTGCACCTGGTGCATAGTCAAAGCCAGGGTCGATACCCAGTGGCACAGTATGTACTTCACCTGTTTTCTTGTTTACCCACTCATAATTGCCGTCGTCCGGTGCGGTGCCAACAGGCAAGCCAAGGCGTTGTAAGTCGCGGTGATTCACTGCAAACACTCTGCATTTACACCCCCAACCATTTGACGGATAGTGCTCACGCCACCATGGATCATCTGCGGGCAATACCAAAGTGTGCCACTTTAAGTGAAGTTCACGCGGGTTCTCACTGTCGCCGTGTCGATACATCCAATACGGGCGGGTGTTTTTCACTGTCTGCAATTGCTGCCAGCGGCCCGCGTTGTATGATTGGCGTAGATTGGTTTCGTAAATTACATGGCTGCGCCAGCTCGGTGTACCGTTGTAGTCCCAGCCAGCTTTTTTGACAATCTCAACAAACTGGGCTTGAAACTCTTTTAAGCTAATGCCATCAACAATCGCTTTGTCTACAGCTTCGCGCAGGCTCTCGATCAAATCTTCTTCAATTGCACCAGCGATAATAAAACCGTGGTCGTGGGCTTCTTGCCAAATCTCATCCCATGACTCACTGGGCAAGCTCAGCTTTTCTCTGAAGAACGTGATAGCTTCGGTAAATGGCAGCGCACCGTACTCAACGGCCATCGTTCACCTCCATGCGACCTAATAGCGTACTGGCTGCTATGGCGAGTTGCATTTGTGCGCCAAGTTCTGTTGTGTCTAGTTCACCAGCCAAATCAATAATTGAGTCACGCAGTTGTTCTAAACTTTGCGCTTTGAGCACCGCTTGTTTCACTGGCTCTATGAGCGTGTCCATCAATGGCCCAGCAACCGTGCGTAGCTGCTCTTCAATCACAGACAAATCATCGTCATGCGTTTTAGGCTCTGTTGTTTTAAGTGCGGCTGTTTTAAGTGCCGCTGGCTCTGCGGGTGTCGCACTCACGCGTGTTAAAACAGGTTCATCTTTTTCTGGGGCGGGTATTTGCAGCTTATCTTGCATATAACGAATGGGTATCGGCATACCTATATCAACAAGATTTGGCACACTGTCGGCGTATAGTTTTATGTCTTCAGCTTCGCTTAAATCAAACTCAAAGCGCGGTGCTCGTCGCGGGCCATTGTATGAGCTGCCATTGAGCGCAAACAATGGGTAAACAATATCGCGTGTTATTGTTGCTGCAAGCTCCATTGCATCACTTTCTATAATGTCGTCCATTACATCTTGATGCACACGGCCGAGTGCGTTTGTCGAAGTCGCGCCGTCCGCTTGACCTGTTAGCGTGCCACCCAGCAATGCTTTACTTTGTGTTTTTTCACACCACGCAACAAAGTTTAAAAACGGGTCGGCTTGGCCCTTGGCCGCTTCTTTAAAATCAATCTCCATTCCGCGTGGGATTATGCCGCCAGCATTGTGGCCTATTGATAAAACAGCCCGCATCAATGTGGCTTTTTCCTTGGTACTTGCGCCTGCGGGATATTTACCAATTTTACTGGGTAGCCCATATATCTCTAAAAACTCTGCCAAGTCGCGTATTGAATAGTTTTTAAATAAATGCGGCCACGCGAGATTAGACGTTAATCCTGCTCGATGTAGATAGCCCGATTTACTGCGGCTAACATGTGTCACCCAGCCAAATGGGTTCAATACCACGCCGCTTGGGTCATCACTGCGTAACCGTAGTTCGTTGCGGTTATCAAGCGCAGTTTGAAACAGCCCTTGCTCTCTAAAATTCGCAGCGCTTATTACATGGGTTTTCTCGTAGAACTCCCATTGCAATTCGCACGCACTGAATGATTTTAAAACACCGTCAGTGAGATCAAACAGCAGATCATTAAACCACGTTGCATCCTCTAATATTTCAGTAGTTAGAGCAGCATCTTTTTTCTCTTGCTCCGTTGCATTACGCGGTGGTTTTATTATCCATGGCAACGAGCGCACAGCTCTGCGACGCTTGCCAAGCTCAGCAATTAAGTGGCTATCTTTGTCTTCCATATCAGTTGCTAGGTCTGCCAGTGCAGCTAAATCGCCTTGCTCAACCCTGCGCATTAAGCGCGTTAACTTTTGTGGTGTTAGCCCTTGCGTTGGATGGTCGCTGTAGCGCTTCATCAACTGCTGAACGCGGGCGTTATCGTCAGTTTGTTGCTCGTCTAAATCCAGCTCAAAATGCTGGCCGTAAATATCTACAATACTCGATTGCATTAATAGCATCCTCCGCTGGCTTCCAGCGCGTCTAATTCGTATTCGTCATCGTTGTCAGGATCATAAGCGCCATTGCTGCTGGGTAGAGGTGTATACTCAATGGCGCTACCATCCATCCAGCTTGCACGGTTTGCCATAGCAATACCTACGGCAAAATCACCGTGGCGCTGTCTGCCGTCACTGCCTTTGTCTGAACCCTTATCAATTTTTGGCGTGCCGTTACGAACACTGATTTTTTGCATATCGCCGAGTATGTCTTGGTGTTTGGGGATATCTAGGTTTTGATCTTCAAATTCAGCTTTAAGTTTTGGCATCCACTCACGATACCAATTGTCGTTAAGCATCACCTGTTCAACCATTTCTGTGCCAAAGTGCAGTGCTGCGGCTTCAGCCAAATAACCACCATTACCTGTTGCATCAAATGCCAAGCCTATCAAGCGAGGCAACCGCATGGTTAAGTGCAGCATTACATGGCGCTGCATGTCGTAAGTGAGGTTAGTTAGCTCAACTAAGAACGGCACACGCTTATATAAATCAAACGCAATTTCTAATGGCACAAATACGGTTAAATCTCCGCGCCTTGCAAAGTCTTCACCAAATGCGTGATTAAACTCAGGGTTGAGTTTTTCAAGAAGTGGATCAAGATGTTCTTTTATCCATGCGTCTATCTCTGAGCGCTGGGCTTGCTCAGTCCATGTAATGAAGTCGTCAGGCGCATCATAACTAATGATGGGAATGCCTTTTTTCATAGCCGCTTCAATCAGCACACGAGGTATGTAAGTACCACCGCCTTTTTTAGGCTCACAAAAGTATTCTTCCCGGGCATCTTCAACGCTTGCCGTATCGTTGATTAAGTCATCAATCCACTTGCTCTCAGTGTCGCGCGTCCACTGCTTTTTTTGGCGCTGGCAAATACGCTGATATAGCCCTTCTTTACAGGCATCCGAGATCGTGATGGTATGCACTGAATAACGCTTTTTACCTGCTCGGCTATCTTTGATTAGTTCGTTGAATAGATTATCTACACCGTTATGTGTGCTGATCAAACGCACTTTAGCGCCCCACATAGTAAGTGCAAGTGCTGCTTTTAGTACTTCAGCTAAACGCTCATGGAATGCGGCTTCATCAATGGTTACGTTACCTTGCATACCACGCAAGTTTGCAGGGTTAGAGCTGAGTGCTTGAATTTTAAACCCACTGGCAAAGTAAACAACAAACGTTAAAATCTCTTTGCCGTCTTGGCCGTCATCAATAAAGATCTCTTCTTGAATATCGCCTGCCACTTTATCAAATGCTTTGGCCCACATGGCGGCAGCTTCAATAAATTCACGTGCCATCTCTTTATTAGAGCCCACATAAAAATGGTTAGTGCCTTGGGCTTCTTTACTTTTACTGGCTTCTAATACTGCATCTGCGGCTTCTGCCCATGTAATACCTGTGCGTCGGCTCTTTTCAGCAATTTTGAGTGGAGACTGATCGGCAATCCAACGCTTTTGATAACCAAGCAACAGTTCTTTAGGATCAAAGGGAATATAAAGAGGCAGTCCGAATCTCTTTTCATACTCGTCGCATTGCTCTAACTTTTTTTGTAAGTCAGATAGCGCAATCTCTGCAACTAACGCTTGTTCTTCAACTTTTGCTAATTGCGCTTGATTAACTTTGGCAGCCATTACGCGATCCCTAAGATTTGATTTTTAATGAGCTGAGCACCTTCCTCAGTTAAGCCCGCTTGGATAGCGCTTTCTTCAACTGCATTGGCTGCTTCTTCAGCGAATGCTTGGCGTATGTCTTTTTCACGTTTGTGTGCAGCCATGGCTGTAGACTCAAGTCGCTGAGCGGCTAGCATCGCATCTTTAATCATGCCTATGTCAACGTCGTCATCTTCATCAGGGTTGAGCATTTGCTTTTGCATGGCACTAAATAACTGAGAACGACCCATCTCTAAGATCATTTTTGTGGTGTCACCTGTGGGTTTGTCGCCTAGCTCTGCTGTTAACGCTTGCGTTGTTGCTCGCAGTTCTCGTAATCGTTTACCTATCGCCTCTGTTTTTTGTGCATGACGGCTAAGGCCAGAGCGTGAAATGGTGGCTTCTTCATCTAACCCCGCATCGAGGATCTGTTGATTAATTGCGATCAAAATATCAGCTTGAGAGTTGCCGCTATCTCGTAGCATTCCGTCTAGTGTTTTTTTAATCTCTTCGGGCAACTCGTCAACTTTACTCGGTTTACTACGCCTGACTTTATCCATACTTAATTGCTCCGAGGTGCGGGGCGTTTAATACCAGGTACTGTGCTGGTGCCTTCAGCTACATCAATACCAACGGCCGTAATACGGGCAACCCATGTATTTTCACTGAGTATTTCGTTTTTAACGTAGCCGTTTTGTTCTAGCCAGTTAAGCAGGGTTCTAAGTTGGTCAAGGCTACAACCTAAACCATATCGTTTAAGCACGTCGCGCAACATGCTGGTGTTTGCACCGTAGTCAGCAGACTCTTTAAGCGCTATTAATATGCTGATCCGTTGGTGTTCAGCTTGTACTATTTCAATCGGCATTTCGTTTACCTCTGAGTTTAATGATGCTGTTATTTATTTTGTAAGAAATAAATTCGATTAAAGTGCCTATTACGCTGACGACGGTAACGCCAAAATAAGCCCCAATACCTAGCCCAAAACCTACGCCAATTAGGGCAAACAGGGTTATTAATATTTCACTCATTACGTTTCTCTCTTAGTTCGTTTTCCATCAGCAAGTCAGTGAGCTTTTGTACATTACTCAGCCCAGGCTTTACCGATTCAATGTTGGTGTTTAGTCGTTCAATTTTTAATTCGAGGTCGTGTAAGTCATCACTTGTGGGCATTTTTTCAATGCGCCGTTCAAGTTCGCGTACATCATCGCTGACGCCGCGTCTAACTTCTGCTAGTTGCTCTTGCAGTTCATTTTTATGAGCGCCTAGTTGCTCATGTAACTCTGTTTTGTGTTTGCTGAGTTGTTCTTGTACATTGCTTTGCGTGTCGCTTACTTGCTGCTGTGCAGTGACTTTGTAACTATTAAACTCTTTGCGTGAGGGGAATCGCACATACAAAAATGCCATGATGAATACACCCATCACACCGAGCGCCCATACAATGACTGTTTGCCACTTCTGAAAAAGCTCATACATGATTACGTCCTAAATAATCTTTGTTCGCGTTCAATCAATGCTTGGCAATGAACGCATGTTCTACAGTTATGAATTGCGATCTTTCTCGCTTCAGGTATCTCAGCGCCGCATTCCTCGCATTCGTCTAAATCCACATCAGCACCGGTGAATTGTTTGCTATGCTCAGCAAGCTTTCGATTCATCGACTGCTCAATGATTTTTTGTGCTCTGTCTGCTTCATCCATCGCTTGGTTTCCTTATGTTTTTAATTGCTGAAACAGCCATGCTTTTAACGCTGGGTGCGGCTTTCTCAACGGTGCGGCCAATCACATAGCCACCTATGCCGAGCTGCAACAGTTCCCATGCTTGCTCACTGAGCCTAAATGCCAGTAAACCGAATGAGTCCAGTACAATGAGTAATAAAAATGTGAGCATGGTGATAGGTCGCCAGCAGCGTTGTAATACGCTTTCGCCCTTGGCTTCAGCGGTTATAACTTTTGATTGGGCGGCAAGCACTTGGCCCTGTAGCTCAATCACTTTGCTTTCGAGCTGCAAACGCTCGCTTACAATTAAATTGTCGATGCGCTTTAGCTCATTTTTGAGCTTCAACTCTTCTTCGTCTGACGTAAAAATATCATCAAGCAAGTTACCAAGCACTGTGCCTAAGCCCACCCAGTTACTCATCACGTTCACCAAACTTTTCAGCTAACCTGCGGCGCACATCTATGTATGTGCTATCACCACTCAGTTTGCGGCGTATATCGGTTTCAGTTACCGAGTGCCAGCCGTGAGCAAACTTGCTCTGCATGGTGCCGTCATAGCTGTGTAGCGGTATTTTTTTAGCGTCAAACGGTTGGCCGTTTTTACGTGCCAAAACCTCAGCATTTAAGCGCTTAATTCGGCCTTGGTTTAAGCTCCATTCCCAGTTACACCCCATGATATAACTCCGCATAGCTGCGCTCGGTAATATGGCCGAGGCGGTTCATCCAGCCTTTTAAATTGGGTAATTGTTTTGGGTCGTCTAAGCAAATTCGTGAATAGCGATAGGCACGGCGGCTAATCAATTTAGCGATTAAATGGTTAGGCAAAATAGCATGGCACTTTTTAAGTGTGCGGGAGCCAAACACACCATCAACTGTGGCATCAACAGTACGTTGCACAATACGTGTCATGCCGTTTAAGCCGTGCTGCACTGTGCCATCAAATATCATGAGCGCAACACCTGCATTTAACTCGTCACAATGCATTGGCTCCCAGTAATCTCGGTAGTAGTAGCGAATGGCCGTGCTAATTTTTAAATTTGCTATATCGGTCTGTGGGTAGGCCCGCTGGCTAATACCGTATTTGGTGAGTCCTCCACGGTCGGTGGCAACATTGTTTAAACCGCCGTCATCGCGCAGGCCGCCCTCTAAATACAAGATGGTTAACACGCTGCGGCAAAACGCCTCGCTGTAACCAGTAAGTGCGGCTGCAATTTCGGGTATTTGTTTGTAGTGCTCTAGTTGTTGAGGTGTCAGCATTCGTCTCGGCTCCAATCTGTTTGTTAACAGAATGCCGAATGCTGGGGGCGGTGTATTTTAACCTGGGTTAAAAAATTACTTGGTTTTAGCTTAATAGATAACTTAAGGGTGTACTAACACTTAAACATAATGTTATATTTAAGTTAACCTGGTTGGTTTTTATATTCTAACTTTTTTAACTGCTTTAAAAATATATCAACAATGAGTATGTTAATCTTGTATTCCCAAATCAATGGAGATAAAGATGAAAACTGAACCATTAACAATTAAAAGATTACCTCCCCATGAGCTAAAGAAAGTAAAGGGAGGCTCTGCTGGCGGTGGTGGTGGTACTGAACCAGTCGCAGCTAGGGTAGCTTACGTTAAAAATAATGAGTTTATTCATTATCCATAGGGTGTTGTATGAATGCGTTCTTTGAATTAGTAGATTGGTCACTTATAGCTAGCAAATTTACAGCGTTATTAGCGCTCATTCTTTTTTCAAAGCAATCAGCAAAAGAAATGCTAGTAGGGAAACCTACTAGTGATTGGAGAGAGCAAGTGGAACACTCACTTATAATTGTGGCTGTTTTAAGCTTGCTATTTCATTTTGTTGGTCGGATCAGCTCAGATTCTATCATTTCATCGAGTTTGGATACTGATACAAAGGTGAAAGTATATTACTTTTTCTTCGCATTCTATGAGCTGGTATATGTTTCGGCTATTTTAAGATGGCATAAATGGAAGAAATGTGTGCTCGCAAAGTATGCGAGGTATGTGTGCTACTTATCTGCAATAATGGCGACAATTCTATTGAGTCGCTATGTAGATAGGGCTGTTTTAGAAACGAATGCAATGAATCAAGTTTATGGCTTTATGGTTGCGGGTGTAAATTTACTCACTATATGTTTTATAGGAGCCTACCCAGCATATCGGCTATTTAGATTCATACCAAATAGGAAATGGGTGTAGAAGCAATGGAATTAGACATTTTGTTTTTGGTCATAATAATAGGGATTGTTATTAGGCTATATTGCCTTGTATCAAATTTAAAAGAAGCAGTGAAGTTCGATGTAGTCGAGCATTCATTCGTGAGATTAGTAGATACCGATAGCAATGTTATGAGTATCACGCACGCCACAAAAGATTCGAATCTAAAACAAGGCGGCATGTTGCTTATGCAAAGTGAAGCTTTAGAAAAGATGTTTGAACACGCAGACTCTGAAGAACTTCTCAAATACGAACTTCAATTTAGATTTGAAAGGAGGAGGTTTTTAAAGCGAATGCAAGAAAACGGAATCATTGATCTTCAGAAAGAAAGAGCTGAGTTTTTAAAACAGTTAAAAATAAAGCTTTAAGCTTCATCAGCTAATTCAAATACTTTTTTAAGGGCTTGCTGTGATAACTCCCCTGTTAATTCTGCCTTGCTTAAAATAGCTACCGCTTTTTTTATTAGCGTTAGGTTTTTGATTGCATCAAACTCACCGTTGCTACCAAGCTGCTTTTGTATTCTCTTAACTTGATACACAGATAAAATTGCTTCTTCAGCTGCGTAAATAGCGGCTTCTACAGCCGTATCAGCATCAATCTCAGGTACATCAGCAACATTAAAACTTGAGCGTTTACCAGACAAAACAAAGTTCACATCAAAGTCCAATTCAAGACACTTAGCTAACTTATCACTAGGTATTGGTTTTCCACTTTCCCACCTACTTACTGTTTTTCTATTAACTTCCAATTTCTCAGCTAGGAACTCTTGACTATAACCTAAGCGGTTTCGTTCAGTTAAAAAGTGGGACATATTTATACCATTAATATATTGACTATGAGACAAATATGCCCCATAGTTACATTGAACATTAACTTAACCCTTAAGCAACTATTCGCCAAAATATCAATTAAGGGTTAACCAATCGAGGTAATGTACTATGAAACCAACTGAAATCAAACAAGCCATTTCAAATAAAGGCTATACGCTGTCTATGATAGCTGATGCTATGAGTGTAAAACCATCTGCAATATCCAGTGTTGTTAATGGCACAGGCCGCTCAAAGCGAATAGCTCAAGCTATTTCAAAAATTATTGATAAGCCAATTGAAAGCATATTCCCAAATGTGTCTTCCTATACTCAACCCGCTGAGATCGCAAAAGGAGAAAAGCGCAAACAGTGTGTTACGGAATTACGTCAAATGTTATTAGCGGCATCTTAGAGGATACGACCATGAATTTATTCAACCCAACACAATCTGTATCTTCAGCCGTCGCTGAGAGTATGCTGCTATCAACTAAGAGCCACACAGGGCGTCATCTAGTATCTTCAGCCGTCGCACGCTCAATTGCTGCTGCGAACGCTGTGCAAGGTGGTTGCGCCAACCATTTAGTAACATCTGAGCACTCGGGGCCGTCTGGCTCTGTTCCATCTCATCTATTGACTGATCAAGAGAAGTGATCATGTGTGCTGCAATATCTGGAGTCAATGACTCTGCCAAAGCTGTAATTAAGGAGTTTATAGCTAAGGTTGTGTCAAATAATGTGTTTACTGATTGGTCTAAATCATTGTGCATGTTAGGAGCTCCAAGTAGTCGTGTTTTATGTTTAAGTCATTGCACAGTTAAGGGATTAAATGTGCCACCTCTGTTTTCCTTTAACACAAGCATAAGCGCGAACATTGCAAATAGCACGGCAATAATGACGGCAATTCTTGCCGCGATTCTTGCCAACTATGTATTAAATACAGGAACAAATAACACCAAAGGTGGCAGTAGATGTTGTGTAATAAATCTCTCGTGGAGACCAGTATGTTATTAAATGAATATGCACCTAAGTGCGACATGTCACTTGTGCTAATTGCAACGCTTAAAAAAGCGGTAGACGATAGCCCGTATTCGCGGCCTGCTATTGTTGACCGAATGAATGAAGCATTAGGCGGTAAAAAAGCGGTTACCGTTGATATGCTTAACAAATGGCTTAGCCCTGGTGCTGAGCGAAAAATGCCAGCTGAGTACATAACGGCTTTTTGCTGGGCAACGCAAAGCATTGGCGCAGTTGCTGTGCTGTTACAACCCATCGACTTTGTGCCAGTTGATGAACGTGGCGTATCACTACAACGCGCTGCGGAATTAATACTGCAATCAACCCAGCTTCAAAAACGCGCCGAACAAATGTTTATGAACATTAACGGGGCAAACTCACCAGAACAGCGACCCGCTGACGTAACTTCACTACACCAATAACGAGGCCAATATGAAACATATCAAAGACCAAGTTGCGCCCAAAAAACGCCTTTTAGAGCAAAAAAGCAACAATATTAATGCGGTTTGTTCGCGCTATGCAGCAAAACAATTAATGAGTGCTGAGCAGCTTTTAGCATTAGCTACGCAGTCGTACGGGGGTGCTGTATGAGTGTATTAGCAAAACCAATGTTGCTTAGCCACATTCACTCAGTTGAAAAACTGCCCACTGTTAAGTGTATGTGTTGTAAGCGTGAAGAACGCGCCAGCGAAGTGAATATTACTAAAACAGAGTGGTTACACGCTGCAAACAGAGTCGGCTGGCGTGCAATAGAAGCAGAACAATTTAGCTTTGAAAGCGTATGCCCTGAGTGCGTTGACAGCTTCATGAGCGACAACGTAAAGGAGGCGGTATGACTAATAACAGCGACAGAAACAGCAAATATATTTCACCTCAAGTACAGCGCGTATTGAAAGTTATTGAACTCATGGCAGGCCATGAAGTCGAGGGCGTTGAATCAGGCAAACTCGCTGCTGAACTTGAATGTTTAGCCTCTGATATGACTCGTGTGCTCACTAACTTAGAGCAAGCGGGCTGGGCTGAGCGTTTAAGCACAAACCAAAACCGTTGGCGATTGCATAAAAAACCAGTGCAAATCAGCAATACCGTTGCACATTCGTTTACGACGGCACTAAGTGCATTGCAAATTGAACGCAATAACTATGGGTTAATAAGGTGATGTTATGAGTGATTTAAGCGTAACCGACATGATTGATTTGAAAGTGCAGCAGCAATCTGAAATGGCCGATATGCAAGAAGTTTTAATGCAGTTGGGTCGTGCTCAAGCTTTTAACTTTGCATCAAAAATGCTGACCGTCAGCGAATTGAAGATATTAGATGAGGTAAAGAAATCTAAAAAATACAAGGGGATAACCATTTACACACCTGATGGGAAACTGCTGACCATCAGCACTTGGGCGGATGTTTGTGATCATATCGTGGGAGAAAGTAGGCAGCATGTAGATGAGCGTATATTGAACTTACGTCATTTCGGAGAACAGTTTTTCGAATCCGCGCAAAAAATGGGTTTAGCGTATAAAGATTTAAGAGCTGTCCGTCAATTGGATGAAGGTGAACAGCAACTTGTGATTGAGTCTGAAGCCGTTGAAACAGGAGATAAAGAAACACTTCAAGAACTCATCGACGTGCTAAAAACCAAACACAAAAAAGACAATGACAAACTTGCACAAGAGCTAGATGCAACAGAGCGAATGCTGAAAGCGTCGCGTGACAATGCAACGTCAAAAGAAAGCACGATCATTGAGTTAAAAGCTGACTTAGATAGCAAAAAGTTTTCAGCTGAAAAATGGAAAGGTGAAGCAAAGAGTTTTTTTGAAGCGCTGGCTAAAACCCAAAACCAAATCCGTGAAGGTTGCAACCAAATGCTGGTACTCAGCGAGCAGCTTGAAACGATCACGATTGACGACAAAACCTACGACGCGGCTAAATCTGCGATGTATGCCGACAGCAAAATTTTACTAACTCAACTTGCGCATGTGTGGAATGAACTATACCGCACCTATGGCGGCCAAGATGACGCCAAGCCCAGCGGTGAATGGCTGGCAGAAATGGGCTTTGAAGGTACGGAGGTGATCGAATGAATGCACTCTCCATTGAATACTGGGCACAGCAATTAGACAACGCGGGCCATGGGCAAAAAGGCACGATACGGGAAGAAGCATGTAAAACGCTAGGGTTAAGTAAAGATGCGCTTTACCGCAGGCTAAAAAGTTTAGGTTGGGAAAGTGGCAAAGCTAAGCGCTCAGACGCTGGCACTACGGCGATGGATAATGAGGCCATTAATATGCTGGTTTCGATACTAAACCAAGGTGTACGAGACAATGGTAAACGCATTATGGACGTTACCACTGCTAAGTCGATTTTGGTTGCAAATGGCTATCAATGCCTAAGTACCAGCCAGATCAGCCGTGTACTAGCTAAACGTAATGCGTCGGTTACAGCGCTGGATAAGCCAGCCCCACATATACAAATGCGCAGCTTAGCGCCAAACCATGTACATCAGGTGGACCCGTCATACTGTTTGCTTTATTACCCACCGGGTAAAAAAGGCAAAGTACAACGCTATGCAAACGACTCTGAATTTTATGCAAATAAGCCTGAGAATTTAGAACGTATCAAGCATTTGCGTGTGTGGCGCTACGTATTGATTGACCATAACAGCGGCATGGTTCGCGTGCGTTATTACGAGTCAGCAGGTGAAACGCAAGCCAATATGTTTGATTTTTTAATGTGGTGCTGGAAGCGGCACGACGGCTCAGCATTTATGGGCGTGCCGCAAATTATGCTATGGGATAAAGGCAGTGCTAACACGGGTAAGGCAATTACCAACGTGTTAGATGCGCTCAAGGTTAAAAACATACCCCACGAGGCTGGCAACCCGCGCGCCAAAGGTGCCGTTGAAGTGGCAAACAACATTGTTGAAAAACAGTTTGAAAGCCGCATTTTGTTTGAGCCTGTTAGTAGTGTTGAAGAGCTAAACGAGTCAGTGTGGGCATGGCAAGAAGCATTCAACGCCAACAAAGTACCAGGCATGAACTGCAAGCATACGCGGCATAAGCAGGCGCGTTTAGATGTATGGCTAACCATATATCAACCACAAAACCGTGACTATTTGCGGATGTTACCTGATGAGCAAATTTGCAGGCTACTGCTAACTAAAACAGGCGATACACGCACGGTAAAAGATAGCCTAACGATTACCTACGTACACCCACTCACTAAAACCAGTTTGAGCTACGACTTATACGGGTTAGAGCATGTACGCAATGGGATCAAGGTTTCCGTAAGTCCGATCCTTATTGGTGATACACCTGATTTATTGGTGGGTGTAAAAACCCCGCTCGATGAGGTTGTATACCACCAAGTAGCCCCCGCAGACTTTGACGCAAGCGGTTTTAGAGTTGATGCGGCAATCATTGGCGAAGAACATCAGCGCCATGCTGATACGGCAACACAAACAGCAGCAAAAGAAGCTGATCGCCTTGCGTATGGCAACTTAAGTGACGACGAAATTAAGAAAGCGAAAAAGCAAAAAACAGCACCGTTTAACGGCAATTTGGTTGCCCATTCGCACCTTAAGAACGTTGAGCACGAAAAGCGCATTGCGCCCAAGGGTGAAACGATTACACCAGACAGCCCAGTGGCTAAGCAAATTACTCAAGCACCAAAACGCAAAGGCAAGGTATTAGACAATCTTGACCTACGTATGTTGGTAGCCGAGCGATTAGGCCGCGGATTAAGACCAACAGAAGTTGAATGGCTACAAAGCCTAGAAGTTGTTGAAACGGAAGTAAGCAGCATTGTGGAGCAGTTACACAACGGGATAGCGGAAACCCCAGTGTTAAAAATGGCGAGATGATCCGTGACAAAGCAAACAAAGCTCAGCGTTGTATTTGATGTACTGAGTATAAAACAAGCGCAGGTAGTACGCGCACTGGCGGCCAAAGGTATCAAATTTAGCACCACTAGCCTGAGCCGTTTAAAAACACAAAACGAGTGGCCTAAGCAGTGTAAACGGGCCGACATAGAGCAACACATTATTGATTATTTACGGGCGCACGGCGCAACTGACGACCACTTAATGGGTTTGTTTGGTTGGAATGAGCCAAAGCCAAAACACGCACAAAATAGTGAGGAAGATGAAATGTTAAAGCCTGTACTTAAACCAGAAGCGAAGAGGTTTTTTAAGATCAGACGAGACCCATTTATTGATGAGTTTGAATGTGAAGATGACTTCTTTTTAGTTGATTCACACTTGCAGACAATTGAAGAGCTCATTGCGGCTGCACGTGCGAATTCGATGGTGACAGTGACAGGTGAAGTTGGCAGTGGTAAATCAATGATCCGCCGCTTGTTCGAGCATAGAGTGCGAGAAGAGTTTTCAGAAATCACCGTGATATCACCTAAGCGTATGAATAAGAAAAAAGTAACATCTGATGGTGTGTCGAGAGCAATATGCCGAGAGCTTGGCATAAAAGTGCCAAATAATAGCGAAGACAGAGACGATGAAATTGAAAAAACTCTGATTGAAAGAAGCCGCAGTGGTCATAAACATTTATTGATCATCGACCAAGGGCAAGATCTTACTACTGATGTTATACGTGAACTCAAATGTTTATGGGAAACAACGGCGGGGTTTAAACGTGTGATCGGCATTGTGTTATTTGGTCAACCTGAGTTGATGACAAAAGTAAAAACTCACGCGATGCGCGAGTTTAATATGCGAGTAGATGACATTCGGATGAGGCCGCTTGGGCTAAACGCAATTGATTATATGAAACATAAATTCATTCGCATTGGTGTTGACCCTATGAAAATTTTCACAGAAGACGCATTGAGCGCAATACGCGGTAAGTGCTATGGCAAGGTTGGTAAAGGCGTTGGCTTTGATGATGAGAACTTAGATCAAACGTACCCATTGGCAATAAATGTATGGCTAGCTCACACGCTTAATATTGCCGCCACCATCGGTGTTAAGCACATCGACGAAAAATTTGTACATAAGGTATAGCGCTATGGAACATGTAGATATCACATTGACTGGCGTTGCAAGCGTCAAGATCACAAAACAAGTCACGTTACCTAAAGCTGAAGCCGATGCGCTGTTGGCCGACGATAGCAAAATACAAGACATGCTCACACGGCATCATGCGGTAGATGTTAAAAGCTGGAGCCATGTGTTCGGCAAGAAGCAACGTGAGTTTACGATTGAAAAGCCAGAGCCTGGTTATTCGTGTAGCAACCATCATTGTGGTTGGGTCGGTAATGAGTCCGACAAAGCACAAGTGGTGATAAATGGTGTAGAGACACAGGCTTGTCCTAAGTGTCATTCAGTTAAGTTTTATAACGTTCAGCAGGTGGTGCCCCGTGGATAAACGAATTTTAAGGAAAATTAAGCAATGCTTAGCGCTGGCTAAGTCTGCAACGAATGAGAACGAGGCCGCAGCGGCGATGCGATCAGCTCAAGCGCTTATGAATAAGCATCGTATTAGTGCTGAAGATGTGGGCATGAGCAATATTGATGAGCAGCGTTTTGCATTTGGCGTTAATCGCATTGTGAATTATCAAGCTGGTTTACTCAATTTAATACAGCGGGCGTTTGGAGTTGAAGTTGTTATAACGCGCAATTTTGTGAGTAGTGACGTTCGATTTATTGGGGTATCGCCACAGCCTGAGCTAGCTGGTTATTGCTGGGAAGTACTGTTTGCGAAATTAAAAATTGAGCGCAGCGATTACGTTAAAAAGCAGCCTAAACAGTGCAAGCGAGCAACAAAAGTGGCAAGGGGTGACAAGTTTGCCTTGGGTTGGATTTATGGCGTTAGCCAGCAAGTTAAAGATTTTGCATTGAGTGAAAGCGAGTCTGCCTTAGTTGAAACATACAAGGCAAAACACTACCCAGATTTGACTACAACGAAAGCAATGCAAAGAGGTAAAAAAGCGAATACAGGTAGTGCTGTTAGCGATGGTATGAGAGCAGGTAAAAAGCATTCAATCAACCGCCCGATAAACGGCGGATCTCAACAAAAAATTTCAATGCAGTAGGTGAAGTTATGGAACAAGAATTTTATACAAACAGAAGTGGTTACAAAGTCCCCGCAAATAAAGTAAGCGACAACGACAAAGCGCAAAATACGCTGGTATTAGAGCTTGTGCAGCGTGCAAAGCAGTTAAGCGCTGAGCATGATGATTTTAAGCGTGGAGTGTTTACGCGAGTTAATGACTTTATTGCAGATATGGCCCATAGCTACAACGTTGAGATTGGAGGGACGAAAGGCAATATTACGTTGACGTCGTTTGATGGAAAAAGCCGTATAAAAGTGGGGGTTGCTGATGATGTAAGTTTTGGCCCTGAAATTTTAGTCGCAAAAGAACTCATTAATGGTGTTGTGAATGAGCTGCTAGATCACGTTGGTGCAGAAGCTCAGCTCATTAAAGATATTGCGCAAGAAGCGTTCGAAACAAACAAAGAGGGCCAATATAGTAAAGCTAAAATTATGAATTTACGTAGTAAATACCGTTACAGCCACGACTCAGACGAATGGGCCGAGGCGATGAAAGCAATTGATGATGCTTTTATATTGTCCAGCACGAAAACTTACGTGTTGTTTCATGAACGAAATGAGCTAGGCAAGTGGATTCAAATTCCGCTTGTTAGCAAATCTCTATAAAGGTGGCACTTATGTATTCATCAAAATCAAAACTGATTCAATTAATACATGTAGGCAAAACGAGTTTAGGCTGGGACGAAGATTTGTATCGTCAAGTTTTAGTTGAACTGACTAAGAAAGATAGCTGCAAAGGTATGAGTGTAGTTGAGCTAAACAAAGTGCTGTCTCACATGAAAGGCAAAGGTTTTAAAGTGGTGACTAAAAAGCGCGGTAAGGGTCGCAACTCGCCAATTACTCGTGATATAGATCCCGAAGATAAAACCCCGCTAGATAAGCTGCGCCAAGTGTGGATAGCAATGAGCCACCGTGGTTATTTACGCGACGGTTCAGAAGCTGCGCTACTTAATTGGAGTAAAGCCCAAGCCAAGCGTATGAATAAGAATGTGGCGATTGAGCGTTTGGAATGGCTACGCGCATCTATGATTCACGCATTGATTGAGCAGTTAAAAAGCTGGTATGTGCGGGAAATGGCAAAAGATATGAACGAGCTAGCACCAGATTTAAAACAGCTACCGCTTAGCGATGAAGAGCTATTCAGCGCTAAGCGTTTTGTATTTTGTGCTGTTGGTATGTTTGGAAAGTGTAACGTTGAGCAATTAGAAGCTGCGCTCAACTTTACAGGCCAAATGCTCGGAAAATATGAGGACGTGAAAAATGGTCAATGAGAATAGCATAGGCAAAGTCACGGATCGTGGTGATGGTGTTTTATTCACGATTTTTGAGCTAGTGACAATGGGGGTTTCTGAAGTCTTAGACGATGACGAAGCAACAGAATTAGGGCGTAAAGTTGTGGAAAAAATCAGGCGCACATTTGCGGGGGAGCAGATTTACATATGCCAGGGGCGAACGCTGGAAGCAATTTTGTTAAAAAATGCAATCTGGTCTGAGTTTAGAGGTGATAACCATTTAGAGTTAGCGAAAAAGCACGGGTGTTCAGAACAGTGGGTTTATCGCGTTGTGAGACTAATGAGAACGCTTAAGCGCGACGAAATGCAAGGTGATTTGTTTGATGACAGCAAAGGTAAAGGTCCGATGAATGAAGGTCCACAAATATGCTAAGGCACGATGATGAGATCACAGTAAACAAATGGCTTTTATTACTAGCTTTATGTACAGCGCTATTGCTCGGATTTGAGTTTGGAAAACTCATATATATAGAAGAGCAAGTTACACCGCAAGCAACAAACTGGGGCAGAAATGGCGGTCCATCAATAGCTCCAGATAAACCAGAAACACCACCTTTAACTGAGGAAGAATAGCATGTGTAATAACGAGCAAAACAAACGAGCGCTACATTATATAGCTGGTTATTTGAATAGTTCAGGGATAGAGTCATTTGATGATGTTGACGGAGCGTTAGAAGAGCTGATCAATACAGCTAAAGCAACTCAGTCACAATATAGAAATGGAACTGCGGAAAAAGCTAAACTCAACTAAACTAGCGTGTACTGTTAATGTCAATGAAGGCTACCTTCAAAGGATAAATATGGAAAATATACGACACTCAGCATCTAAGTTAATTGAGTTGGCTGAACTTGCTTTTGAAGCTTCTAACTTGTTTGAAAAAGCTGCTGTTTATTCAGCGACTCAAAGGATAAAGGATGATTTTACTAATCTTTATGATAAAAAAGAAGTTTGCCTAAGTTTGTACGAAAGTATTTTAAGCATAGTTACATTTATTAGTGAGGTGGTTGGCTTCGAACCTTTGGGTTCTGATTTAGAAACTCTAAGAGTATTTATCAATAATGATGTCGTAAAATTGAATGCCGACATCCAAAAGTTTTACTGGTAGTAATTAAGTTAATGAGTGTGGCACCGTTTTGAATATATGCAAATCATTTTGAAATAGTGTCTCACTCAGTCCCGTACATTCTCGGATAATCCCGCAGTTATCGCACAATCCTATAGTTAGTTTTCGTACATTAGATCAGATGATAGTGTGGGGTTTCC